CCGCCTGTTTCGGTATCCCAAAGAGCACCAGCAAAAAAGCCCGGGTCTCTATGCTCGGCGGCCAAACTTATCCCACGAAAAAGCCGGATGTGGACAACGTGGTCAAGATTGTACTGGACGCCCTCAACGGCTTTGCCTGGCATGATGATGCACAGGTGGTGCTTTTGCAAGTCGCCAAGGAATATACGGAGCACGAACCTTTTGTGCGGGTGCAGGTGAGCGAGCACAAAGATTTGCCGTTTTGAGAGGAAATACCTATCATGCCGAAAAAACGAAACTGCCGCCGAACGCCGTATGAACTCCGGCAGCATGAAACAGCGGTAAAGGTCCGCAAGATGACGGATCAGCAGCTGTGCGAATATATCAACGGGCTTTCCGCCGCCCGCCCCAGTGTGGAGGATTTCTTCCGCTGCCTGGACAAGCAGGCCGGGAGCGGTAGCGGAATCAGTACCGGAACGATTCACAAGCTGAGGCGGATTGCCATGAAGGAAGGATTTTTGGAGGGGTAAACCATGAAAGACATAGAGGTTCTTTGGCTTTGTACATGTACCGGATGGCCTGTCGGTATCGTAAAAGCCTTTGATGAAATTGAACAGCGCTGGAAGTTTTATATCGGGACTGGTCATGGGCGTGATGAAACTCGGGATATCCAAACGATTATCAACTGGGGTCAGAAATTTGATAATCTGGATTTTTTGGTGAAGTTTTTGGAGGTGAAAGAGAAAAATGAAAAGAACCATGGCGAATAGCCGGATTGAGATATGGAGCCACGACTATATCAACCATCAGAATGCAAGGGCAAAAGAGGACAAGGCTACCGTTATTTTGCAAATTGAGCCGGCGGGGAAAGAAAACTGTATCGTGGAAGTAGTTGACCTGGCAAGTTTCAAAACGTTACTTGGAAAATATCCGCTGCCGGACATTCACAATTGCAGCGGGTTATTGGAATAAACCGCTACCAAAATCAAAGGAGGGAAGGCTGTGGAAGAACCAAAAACACCGGAGCAGGTAAAAAGCCTGCTGGAAAAATATCACGATATTCCCGCCATGATTGCCGAAGAAAATGCCGTGATATATCATTGCCAGCAGCAGATGAAAGTGATTGCTTTGTCCGGTGTTCAAATAACCGGACTTCCCGGCGGGAAAGGACAGGTTTCTGACCCTACCGCCAATATGGCGCAGGGACAAACAGAAGAGTATGAGCGGGAGATGAAAGCCTGCAAAGCCCGGATTGCAGACCTTCGGCAGGAAAGAGTCTGGGTGTATGAACACCTTCGGCGCCTGTCCCACATCGATGAACGGATTATACGGCTGAAATATATCGGCCCTGCCGACCCAGCCCGAAGGGAAAAATGGCGCCAGCCTACCTTCTTTGAGATTGGCCGAAAAATTGGGTATAGCGAAGCAGCGGTAAAGAAAAAAACATATGATATTTTGAATCGTTTTTGCAAAAAAAATATCCGATAGTATCCGAAAGTATCCGTTTTTATCCGTTTTCCCGAGTATCATGTATAGTTAAGGAGTTTCGCAAAGAGGGCAGCCAGCAGGCTGTCCTTTTTCGTTATGGTCAGGCCGCTTTGTCACAAAAGGAGGACAAAGTGGAATATCAAAACCGAATTTTCAACATGGATTGCATCGCGGGAATGTCCCTGCTGCCGGATGGATGCATGGATATGATTTTGACCGACCTTCCATACGCTGTGACCAACTGTCGCTGGGATAGCCTGATTCCTTTTGACCAGCTGTGGCCTGCGTTTTGGAGAGTATTAAAGCCTAACGGTGCAATCTGCCTGACTGCCTGTCAGCCTTTTACCACCCGGCTCATCAGCAGCCAGCAGAAATATTTCCGCTATTGCTGGTACTGGGTAAAGAACATGGCCACCGGTTTCGCCTTCGCCAAAAAGCAGCCCTTGCGCTGCGTGGAGGAGGTCTGCGTGTTTTACCGGAAGTTCCCAACCTACAATCCCCAGGGCATTATTGTCCTGGATAAACCCGTTCGGAGAAAGGGGAAGACAACAGCATCCCACGGAGATTGCGTGTATCACATGGATACCCTCTCGAAGAATACCGAGACCTGCGTTATCCACTATCCCCGGCAGGTGTTGGAAGTAAAATGTGAGAGAGGGCCGCATCCCACGCAGAAACCGGTGGCGCTGTTTGAATACCTGATACGTACCTACACAAACCCGGGAGGAAATGTGCTGGATGCCTGCATGGGCAGCGGTACTACGAAAGCGGCTTGCCGCAATACCGGACGGAATTACACCGGATTTGAGATTGACCGTCGATATTTTGAAATTGCCGAAAAGAGATAGAGGTGAACCAAATGCCAACACCCTGCCCGCTCAATGGACGCTGTATGTATAACATTCGCATTTATGCTGGTTGTGATTTTTGCATTTTGCCGCGCTGCATCCATCCTGATGAGCAGCGCCGGACACTTATCCGGGCAATTACTCAGTTGGCGGTCAAGCCGCACCGCAACCCGGCACAGGAAGAAAAGCTCCAGCGTTACCGGCGATACTTCCGGGAACTGAATCATCGGGGCGGTGACCCGCTGTGAAAAAATTTGATTATAACTCTCCGAAGTGGAAAGCAAAGTCCGCCAAAATCAAACGCCGGGATGAATACAAGTGTGTATGGTGTGCAAGGTATGGAAAGAGCCGACCGGCTGTTGTGGTGCATCACATCAAACATGCCGATGAATACCCGGAGCTGGCATATATGGATGAGAATCTGGTGAGTTTGTGCCAGGCGTGCCACAATAAGGCACACCCGGAAAAAGCCAGAAAGTCAAATAGAATCCGGTACCCCCCACCCCCGGAACATAAAATATTTTTGTGGCTTTACTGGTGGGGGTAACTTTTTCCAACTCTGAGCCAAATTTTGATGAAAGGGGTGCAGCTCATGACCAAAAACAAGTGGAAGTCGCTGATTCTTGCGCAGATGGCTGCGCTCCATGTACAGAATGAAGCATATATTTCCGTGGTTGAAGCACTGGCCGGAATCCTGGAACAGCGGGACAAAACCTTCCGGGAATTTAAGGATTCCGGTGGCCGATCGGTGATTGAATACACCAACAAAGGCGGCTCCACCAATATGACCAAAAACCCGCTGCTGGTATTGTGGGACGATCTCAACAAAAGCGCCCTGGCGTACTGGCGCGAATTGGGCATGACCCCTTCCAGCTTTAAAAAAATGACTGGGGGTACTCTTGTAGAGGAAAAAGAGAGCGGGTTGGTTGCTGCTTTGAAGAGCATTGAAAGCAGTTAAGGGAAAAAACTGGCCGGTTGTATTGAAGTACGCCGAGAGTATCCGGGACGGCCGGAAAAGGGCCTGCCCAGAATTAAAACAGGCAGTTGAGCGATTTTTCCGGGATTTGGAAAATCCGGAGTATGAACTGGACGCAAAAGGCCCGGAATTTTGTATTCAGATTATCGAAAAAACCATGTGCCACCAGCAGGGAGAAAAGCTGGACGGTACACCATTTCTGTTGGAACCGTTTCACAAGTTTATCGTGTATAACCTGCTGGGGTTTAAACTCAAAGGGACCGATATCGTGCGGTTTCACGAAGCTCTGATCTTTATCCCCCGGAAAAACATCAAGACCAGCTTTGCTGCCGGGCTTGCCTGGGCGCTGGCACTCTGGTACCGGCGCAGCGGATCAAAGGTATACATCACATCGGCTGCGCTCATGCAGTCGCTGGAAAGTTTTAATTTTTTGAATTACAACATCCGCCGCATGGGAGAAGATGTAAAATCGGGCGGCAGCGTCAAAATCATCGACAACAACAACGAGCACTCCATGGAGGCTTCCCTCTCGGATGGCTCGTTTTTTATTCGCGCTCTGGCTGCCAACCCGGACAGCCAGGATTCTCTGAACTGCAATATTGCCATTGCGGATGAGATACACGCTTTCAAAAAGCCCAAGCAGTACAACCTTTTCAAGGAGGCTATGAAAGCCTATACCAACAAGCTGATGATCGGCATCTCCACGGCAGGAGACAATGAGCAGGCATTTC